AGCTGATGATTACTCGTCAAGCCCCAATTCACAGCCTTTCGACTTAAATTGGAGGTACCTCTGGGACTTGAGGAGCTTGAGAGGGAACATGTCAGGATAATTCTCACGCATGTTCATAAACATACGTTCGAAAAACCTAAAATGATCATGATCCCAGCAATAGTTCGACATATGACTAGCTAAGCAACCGGCGAGGTCTTCGACCTTCACTGTGGCTAAGTGTGCTATATGTTTTGTAAAACGCACAGGCACATATTGCCATATTCCAGCACGTTTAAAAAGAGTGTTGCTGAAAAACTCAGCACCATCCAATGATTCATGAATTTCGAACTCGGTTAAGACAAAACCGAATGTACCACCCACCCTGATGTATTCCATAGTGTTAAATCCATCAGGGAAAGTTTGCAGTACATCATCACCACCAGCGATGATAGTATAAGGTTTTGAGCAAATTTGTTCCTTGGTCAATCCCATCCTTACTTTTATCATCGTATCAACTACAATCTGTGCTAAGCTGTTAACCCAAATAGTCAACACCCAACCACTTTTCATGATACCAGGGAATTTAGACTTGAAGCACCGTCCATCATCACAACGATAGACACCATCGTATATGACCTCATCGATGGCGTTTTTCACGTCAACCCTGTACTGGTCAAACTCCTCATCGCTCATACCCGCCGGTTGAACTGGAAGTTCCATAATTATGTCGCGACAAAGCTCGAAAGCTTCTTGGCTAAACATATAATCCCAATTGGTCTTGTCGCTCTCGAACACAGCATACCCCTTGAAAACACTACCCAAGTGTTCAATATGCCCCGGTGTGCTCGGGTTAAACGCGTATTTAATTGGAGATTCTTTCCAATTTTCCACAGCATTAACTTGCATGTTGCGGAAAATCGCTTGATCTTTTACCATTTTATGGAGCGGTTGTGCCGCTATAATACGAGCCATGCCTGCGTCAAGCTTCGCTCGCTTGGTTGGTTCACCTTTAATCATAACACGATTTTGATATTCATTGCCCCAGCACTGCAATGCAACATCAGCGAACCCTTCAACCCCATACCGCGCTAACACGGCTGAGTTTAGTGGCATACCATCAGCTTGATAAGGATAACCAGGACTCTTCGAATCTTTTACTAACGAAGAATTGATAATGGCTACCAAATTCTCTTTAGTACGATACCCGATGGGTGCTTCATATCGGTTAGCGGCAACGAGATGCAATACGGCATGTTTCACCGCATTGCGTTCACTCTCGCTTAACTGCGTACTAATCGATCTGACCCGTTCGCCGAACAAATCTAAATGTTTTGTTAGCGAAACGCTTTGACTTTCCTTAGTGATAACGGGGTACTGATATTTCTCTTTATCGTAACCCAGTTTCTCAAGCTCTTTCTCCTTATCGGACAAGTAAGCAACCACTTCTGGTTGCGGACTAGGTGACTTAGCCCCATGTACTGGTTTTTCACGGGGTAACTCAACATAGTTACTCAAATCGGCAGTCACTGTACCAAAAACAATCGTCGCATTCTCATTATCGTAACGCCTATCGCGTCTATGAGTTTGGGGCTCGACCTCGTCCTCATCATCGAGGAATTGTTGGTACTTAGATTTCGATTTTTCATAGTAGTCACTAGACACACCATAGTAAACGGCTCCGTCGTCGCTATACGCGACGTACTCATCACCATAACTCTCAAAGTGTGCAGTGCGCCCTTTGAATTTATAGTCAACGACATGACTAAAGTCCTCGGGCATATTGGATTCAGACACCACCTTAATGCCGTCAAGAACATTTTCGATCCTGATGGCGACATTGTGGTCATTAGCTCCAGCTACATGAAGTCCTATAACAGCTTGTCCGCTAAACAGTGGAGATCCCGAAAAGCCTTTCCGTGTGCTCGCCGTGTGATGAAGTTCAACTACACCAGACCCTGGTTTGGTTGAACCACTACTCGACATCATGATCTCATTCTGCACGCCAACGGCGTTCACCAACAATTTGTACCGACTAGCCTTCACCTTAACTTTTGTGACTCCGACCTTAGCCCACACTCGCGGGTTAAGTGAAGTGACGAAGACGTCAGCATCATGACAGTACAAATTGTTGTCCAAATCGAAAACATCGTTTTCGATCTTTTGACACCGCTTATCAACACGCCAAGTACCGCTGTTCTTGATCTCGACGAAACTAGCGAGATAAACATTCGCTGCACTGGAACTAATGTTATTCGCTATATGACCGGCTGTCACGAGGTAATCCTCGTACCGGAAAAAGCAACCTAGAACGTGCAACTCAGTATGCTCGGTCGCCACGAGGATGACGCCTAACGGTCTCTTCGAACTTGCATACAAGTCCGAGTTAGGCATCGCCATTTCCTCAGTGGTAACTTTGCACTCGTAGTCTTCAGGGATTTCCCTCTCAGCGCCGTCTACGACGGCGTCGTGGAAAATCCCGTTTGCTGTAATGCGTTTGCGGATGTACACTGTCAGTTTTGGATTACAGGATTGTTTAATTGTAAAATCGGGGTACCTGTTTTTCCATAAACTGCAGCATATCTTGGGGATAGTCAGCAACAGATGCAAGACGACATAAAGAATTAAAATGTCCCTTACAGCTGCGGCATACACGTTATCCACGTTGATCACCAACCCAAACAGTGCATCAACGGCGCTAAAAACGGCTCCTACAAAACTTCCCAAAAAGTAGAAGACGGCATCGAATAACGAGCTCCACAAGACTTGTTGACGGTGAATCACGGTCTCAGCGTCAACTTGTTGACCTCTCACCAACTTACCATCCAGCATCCACTGGATGATCATGGCCTTAAGTGCAATATTATTGCGAAGTCTCATCTGGATCGTCCACCCCATGACACCTTTATAGTCCGTCATGTTGCGACACCAGGTGTGACAGGCATCAGCCACGTCACAGAAGACTTTCTTAGGCATCAACGTCTCATAATCAGGTACTGCAAGTAACCCATCATAAGAGCTGACGTAAGCGTCAACCAAAAACGGTTCATTCGCGGGGAAACGAGTCCGTATAGCGATTAGCCAATGAGCGCGATCTTCCCCATCGAGTCGTTCGCGACGCACAGCATTATCAAATTGGGCGGCCTTGTTAATGGTATCGAAGGGCAACGTCAGCTTCCTAGTAACGCGATCCACCTTATCTTCGAGGACATGAGCAAAGCAACCCCGCATGGGTAGCAGTCTGACCGTGAGGGGTTCATAAAAGCCCTCCAGCTCTTCCGCTAACGAATCGTATTCCAAGGCTGAGGTGGTTATAGCTGTAAAGTCGGCCATTCCGGGGACCCCCAACACCTTATACCCTATATAGGGCATGTAATCTCCAGCCAGGAAATAACAGATTCTCAATTTAATTTCATCAGGTAAATTTCCCCACATGATGATTTCCCAAACGATAATTCGAACCCGACAAACTGAGTCAGGCGGTTCAAATATT